AAATCTCTAGCCAATACACTAAAGGTTTGATGGGTCGTGATTCAGGCGGTATGAACTGGAAGTTAGACCAAAACATCGTGTCTCAAACTTTCGGTAACTTCACAACTAACACAGTTACTGCTTCTGTTAACACCTCTACAACTGGTGGCATTTTGACTAGCGGTTGGGCTTCTAGCTCTACTATCACTTTGACTGCTGCTAATACTGGCACAATCAATTTGAATGCTGGTGATACTTTCACTATTGCTGGTGTTTATGCAGTTAACCCACAAAATCGTCAAGCTTATGGCACAAACAAACTGCGTTCATTCGTAGTTAAGCAAGCTGTTTCTGTTGCTTCAGGTAGCTCTGTTTCTGTAACTGTTTCTCCAGCGATTATTTCTGCTGGTCAGTTCCAAAATGTGAGCATTCCTAGCGCAGGCGCTTCTGCTGTTACTTTCTTTGCATCACAATACAATGCAAGCGGTAATGGTGTTGTTTCTCCACAGAACATTGTTATGCATCGCAATGCTTACACAATGGCTATGGCTGACCTTGAGTTGCCTGAAGGTGTTCATTTCGCTGGTCGTGCATCAGACAAGGAAATCGGTCTGTCAATGCGTGTAGTTCGTCAATACACCATTAACAATGACTCTATTCCTACTCGTGTTGATGTGCTGTATGGTTGGGCCCCACTCTACCCTGAGTTGGCTTGCCGAGTAGCAGCGTAATAATCGGAAGGGGTAAAACCCTTCCTTTTTAACTATTTTTAAGGAATAAAATCATGGCAAATCCAGGCCCAGCAGTAACAAACTCAGCCCATCCCTCAAATGTAACAACCAACCAATCGTTGCGTGTTATCGCTACTTTGAAGAATGTGAATGCTAATGCTATCGCTAGTTATGCAATGCAAGTTAACAATAGCTCAGTATTTCTTCCACAATCTTTAATTGTTACCAACCTAAATAATGCAGGAGCTTCTGTAACTCCTACTGGTTTAGCTCTTGGTGTAGCTTCAACATCAGGCGGTTCTAGCTTGTATGGCGCTATTACAGCTTCACAATTAAGCACTCCTCAAGGTGTTTCTTTAGTTGCTCCTAGTGCTTCTACAACTGCTCAGACAGTTCAGAATGTTTACTTAAATGTAACAGCTCCTCTGACAACTGCTGTAGCTGGCGCTACTTTTGATGTATATGTTTATGGTTATGACTTTAGCGTTTCTAACTAAAACAAAGTGATGTAATAGGGAAAAGCCATACTCAAAAGGTGTGGCTTTTTTTCTATATTGAAATATAATGAATTGACCTTTTTACAAGGAAAACAGAAATGTATAACTCCCCATTTACTCCCTTTGGGCCGACCTATTTAGTTGGTGTCTCTGCGGTTCAAGTTAAAACATCAAATAATGGCTACCCAACAAGCTATCGCATTGTGAATTTGACTTCTAGCTTAGTTCGAGTTGCTTACCAACCTCAAGAGCCAAATGATGCAACAGTAACTCCTGTAGTTACAGCCCCTTCTGCTGGCGCTCCTTCTGCTAATACTTTTGCAATTCCTGCTAATGGTGTTGCTGTTATTGGTGGTATTCCTCCTAATGCTTGGTTTATTGCAAGCGCTGCATCAGTTGAAATTACCCCAGGCGAAGGAATTAGCTAATGTCATCCAATCAAGTAGCATCCACAGTTTCGACAAATATCGTTCCTGTTCAGGGGCTATTTGATTCATTTGGTAATTGCCAAGGTCTTGTTGGCCCTGGAGGAGAGATATTTTATCCTCCTGTTAATTTTTCTGATGTTCAAAATCAGCCTCATATTGAGGTTTATGACAGAAGCGCAAATATAGCTTTAACAGCAACTCCTGCTTTATTAGCTCCTGCAAGCACTTTGGCTGGTGCTAATGGCATTACTTATGACCCTGCAACTGGTATTTTTACTTTTGCTAGTGAAGGCAGTTACAGTCTTGCTTTAAATGTAAATGCTATTGCTTCAGCAACAGCTCAATTTGTTTATATTTATGCAGAGAAAAATACTGGCTCAGGATGGGTTTTAAATGCTAATTCAGGAAAAGCTTTTCAGCTTGTTAATAATCAGCTAACTCAAATTGTGTATGCCAATGCTATTTATAGACAAGCTGGTGAGCAAACTCGTTATTGGATTTATTCAAATGATGGAAAGGTAACATTGCAAACAGCAACTTTACCTGGCACTTCAACTGTTTATGTCCCTGCAATCCGTATCCAATATTCGTAATTAAGGATTTTTATGGCTAATCCAGCTAGTTCTCAAGTTCAGAATTTACTGCCAGTTCAGGCATATTTTGATGCTCAGGGCAATTTTCAGACTTTTATTGGTCAGGGTAAGCCATTTTATGCATCTGTTTATCCTTATCAATCAGGTTTGCATATAACCGATAGCACAATTGATTCAACAACAATTGGAGCAACTGTCCCTTCTACTGGAGCTTTTACAAGCTTTAGCACTAATACTGGAACAATTGCTACACAACCATCAGGCGCAACTGATATTGTCAACTTGTTGGCTTTGCAGTCTTATGCTGCTGGAATTAGCTGGAAGCAACCTTGTGTAGTTGCCACTTTGACAAACATCACTTTGTCAGGATTGCAGACTATTGATGGTCATGCTGTTGTTGCTGGCAATCGAGTTCTTGTTAAAAATCAAGGAACAGCTTCTCAAAATGGAATCTATATTGCCTCAGCAAGCGCTTGGACTAGAGCTACTGATGCCGATACTTGGAATGAATTAATTTGCGCTATTACATTTATTGAGTATGGAACTCAAGCTGGTGGAGCATGGTTTTGCACAGCACAAGATGGTGGAACAATTGATGTAACAGCTAATAATTGGTCTCAATTTACTACTTCTGCCACTTACACAGCAGGCACAGGGTTAACCCTAACAGGATTCCAGTTCAGCATTACTAATACAGGAGTTCCAGCATCTACTTATGGTTCTGCAACTGCAACTCCAGTATTTGCAGTAAATGCTCAAGGTCAGATTACTTCCGTTACCAATACCACTATTACTCCTGCTATCGGAAATGTAACTGGTCTTGGCGCAAATATGTTGGCTTTCTTGCAGACTCCAAGCTCTGCTAATTTAGCTGCCACAGTAACCGATGAAACAGGCTCAGGAGCGCTTGTTTTTGCTACTAGCCCTACATTGGTAACTCCTGCTCTTGGAACTCCTGCAAGCGGTGTTTTAACCAATTGCACAGGGCTTCCTTTATCTACTGGTATTACAGGAACTCTGCCAATTGCTAATGGTGGCACAGGACAAATTACAGCTTCTGCTGCATTTAATGCTTTAAGTCCAATTACCACAACTGGTGATTTAATCTATGGAAGTGGCACAAATACCAATTCTAGATTGGCTATTGGCACAACTGGTCAAGTTTTGCGAGTTGTTGGCGGTTTACCAGCATGGGATACAGATTACACAGGAACAGTTACTTCTGTTGCTCAAACATTTACTGGTGGCTTAATTTCTGTTTCAGGTTCTCCAATTACTAATTCAGGAACTTTGGCTTTAACTGTTGCTGGAACTTCAGGCGGTATTCCATATTTCTCTAGTTCATCTGCCTGGGCTTCTTCAGGCGCTTTAACTCAATATGGTTTAGTTTATGGCGGTGGCGCAGGCGGTTCTCCAGTAGCTACTGCTGCTGGAACAACTGGTCAATTTTTAATTGGAAATACAGGCGCAGCTCCTTCTTGGGCTACTTTATCTAGCTCGGCTGTAACTAGTTTATCTTTTGGAACTACTGGATTAACACCATCTACAGGAACTACAGGCGCAATTACTGTCGCTGGCACTTTAGTAGTCGGAAATGGTGGAACAGGAGTGGCAACTTTAAGCGGTCTTGCTTATGGCAATGGCACAAGCGCATTTACAGCAGCAACTGCTGCTCAAGTTGTTTCAGTAATTGGCACTACTGCTGTTACAAATGCAACAAATGCAACAAATGCAACAAATATTGGCATTACTGACAATACAACAACAAATGCAACTGTTTATCCATTGTGGGTAACAACAACAACTGGCAATTTACCGGCTAAAACTGCATCTACTAAATTTAGCTTCAATCCATCAACCGGGCTTTTAAGTGCTACTGGATTTAGCGGTTCAGGCGCTTCATTAACATCATTAAGTGCAAGCAATATCAATGCTGGCACTTTAGCTGTTTCTTATGGTGGAACTGGATTAAATTCATTAACTGCTGGATATATTCCCTTTGGAAATGGAACAAGCGCTTTTGGTTCTAGCGCAAATTTATTTTGGGATTCAACCAATGGAAGATTGGGGGTTGGAACAAATGGCCCATCTTGGCCTTTAACAGTCTTAAATTCAGGCTCAACTACTGATGTAACCGCTTATTTCCAAAATACTTCAAGCCATTCTTCTGTTAATAATCTTTATTCTGTAATACCTAGTCAAGCATTTAATACAAATTCAGCGCATTTTGCTGGTCAAACCGCTGGAACAAATACTTGGCTTCTTTATGGAAATGGCACAACATCTTATGTTTCTGATGAGAATTTAAAGAAAAATATCGTTACAACTCGTGATGGGTATATTGATGATTTAGCAAAATTAAGAATTGTTAAATATCAATGGAAAATAAATAGCGATGATTCACCTATGGAATTGGGTGTTATTGCACAAGAAGTAGCAGAAGTATTCCCAGGGCTTGTAAAAGATTCAACAACTTTAAATGAAGATGGCACAAAAGGTGAAACTCATAAAGTAGTTTTAGGTAGCGTTTTCCAGCCAATTTTGATCAAATGCGTTCAAGAGTTGTATCAAAAAATACAAGATTTGGAAGCCAAAATTACTGTATTGGAAGCAAAATGATTACATACAACTGGAAAATACTAGAGTTGTTTGCTGATTGCAAAGGGGTCAAATACTTTGCATCAGCTAGTGATGATAAAAATACAGTAGAAACGGAGGGCAATTATGAATTTTCTGAAGGAGTTGTTAACCTTCCTTTTGAGCAAATTAAAGAACAAAATTTAATTGATTGGATTGATAAACAGCCTGTAGAATCTAATTTGCAAGCTCAATTAAAAGCTATGGATAGCGATAAAAAAGTCGAGTTTCCTTGGTTAGCTGATACTTTTACACCAGGACAATAAAATGACACAGCCAATTGACATTATTAGCCGAGCTTTAAAGGATATTGGCGCTTTAGAAGCTGGTGAAACTCCTAGTCCTGAAGCTGCTCAAGATGCTTTTGATATGCTTAATGACCTCATAGACCAATGGTCAAATGAGGATATGATGGTATTTAATACCACAGAAATTATATTTCCCTTAATTGCAGGGCAAACCCAATACACAATTGGCCCAACTCCCACAACAGCTAACTTTGTTGGAGCAACTTTTACAGGCTCAATTAGCGGAAAAATACTTACTGTTACTGGAATTAGTAGTGGAGCTGTAGCTCAAGGGCAAACTTTAAGTGGAGCAGGAATATTGCCTGGAACAAAAATTGTTCAGTTTTTGACAGGCGCAGGCGGTAATATTAATGAAGTTGGAACTTATGAGCTAAATATTAGCTATCCATCATTAGTAGCCTCACAGCTATTAACCGCTTACTATCAAAGACCTTTATTTATTGACCAAGCTTATGTCCGAATCAATACCAATAGCAATGGTCAGCCTATTGTTAATGGTGGTCTTGATTATCCTGTTTCTGTGTTGAATTTAGATAATTACAACATGATTGGCTTAAAAACCTTAAATGGGCCATGGCCAAAAGCAATTTATTACAACCCAAATGCTGAAACAGGAAATTTGTTTGTATGGCCTAATCCAGCTCAAGGTGAAATGCATTTATTCACTTCGACAATTTTTAGTCGCTATGAAACAATTTATGACAATATAGTATTGCCACAAGGCTATTCTATGGCTCTTAGATGGAATTTAGCAGAAAGATTAATGCCTATGTATGGCAAAGCTTCTGCAACTCAAATTAGCATGATTAATGCTTATGCAGCTCAATCAAAATCAACAGTCAAGCGCAATAATATGCGACCAATTGCTGCTGCAAGCTTCCCTGATTCATTATTAGTAGGTCGCTCAAAAGATGCTGGATGGATTTTGAGTGGCGGTTTCTTTAGATAAAGGTTAAAAATGACTACAACAGTATTCGTAGATGGTCAGTCGGTTATTTATGCTTCATGGTTAAATGATGTAAATGCTGCTGTTTATAACGGAACTTTTCCTAATGGAAGCATTTCAGTTACAAATTTAAATGTAAGCGGAACAGTAACAGGCGCTGGATTTACAACTGTTGTAAATGCAAATTTATTGACTCCTGGCCCTATTGGTTCTACAACTCCTAATACAGGAGCTTTTACAACTTTATCTTTATCTAATCCACTAGCTAAAGCTTATGGTGGAACTGGAACAACTTCATCAACAGGAACTGGTTCTAATGTTTTTGGAACTGCGCCAACAATTAGCAATATTGTTTTAAGCGGAACTGTAAGCGATGGAACTTATGCTCCTCCAGCTTCAACTATTGTAAATGGAGCATCAAAAGCTTGGGTTAATTTTGGTAGCGATGGCACTATTAGAAATGCCTTAAATGTAAGCAGCGTAACTGTTTTAGGAACAGGCTGGTATAGGGTTAATTTTACTACTGCAATGTCTAATAATTTGTATGCAGTATTAGGAACTTGCTCTAACAATTCAAGCCATGCTGGTGTTTTGGGAATTTATACTAATGGCGGTGGCGGTCAAACTACTGGTTATGTTGATGTATATACAGTAGCACCAAGCACAGATGCTTTAAGCACTTATTCCACAAATTGCGTGGCAATATTTGCTTTTTAATTAAAGGTTAAAAATGGCTGATTTTGGCTTTGTTGGCGCTTCTTATGAAGCTCCTTCTATTTACCAAGATGCTCAGGAATGCATTAATTGGTTTCCTGAAGTAGACCCTACTAAGCCACAAGGAGCTAGAGGAGTTGTTGCGCTTTATCCAACCCCAGGTCTAACTTCTGTAGTTGCCCTATCTCCTCAAGCAGAAGTTCGTGGAATGCGAACTGTATCAGGCGGTCAATATATGGTCGCTGTTTGTGGTTCTTATGTATATGTTTTAAATTCCAGCTTTACACCTACTATTGTTGGTCAATTAAATACCAGCTCAGGATATGTTGGGATTACTGATAATGGTTTAAATGTTTATATCGTAGATGGCTCTTACAGATATACATGGCGCATTTCTAACCCTAATTCTGCTGTATTTCAAGGCACAATTTCAGGAACTACATTAACTGTTACTCGTGTAATTAGTGGAACAATTGCTGCAAATCAAGCCATTTTTGGTGTTGGAATTCCTCAAGAAACTGTAATTGTTTCAGGAGCAGGAAGTGTTTGGACTTTAAGTCAAAGTGCTTCAGTAGCCACAGCAGAACAAATGAATACAGCAAATGTAGCTGCTGTTTTAACCGCATCAATGTCAGGAACAACTCTTACTGTAAGCGCTATTGGAACTAGTCAAGTTTTATATCCAGGGCAAACCATTACAGGAGCAGGAGTAGCAGCAAATACAATTATTACTGCTTTAGGTCAAGGAACTGTATTAAGCACAGTTATTGCTACTGCTGGAACAGGATATGCTGTAAATGACACTATAACAGTCTCAGGCGGTGTTTATGGGTCAAGTCCTGCCACTTATACTGTTGCTTCAATTGGTGGCTCAGGGGCTGTTTCTACCCTTACACCGACATTTTCAGGAGCTTATACTTCTGAGCCAATAAATAATGTTTCTACTACAACTTCAGGTTCAGGCACAGGGTTAACCCTTACTTTGACTTTTGGAAATGGTCAAGGAACAACTGGAAATTATGTAATTAACAATAGTCAAACAGTAGGCTCAAGAACTATGTATGCGCTCAATTGGAGCGTATTGCCTAGCTCTGATGGCGCTTTCCAAGGGGCAACTGTAGTAGATATTGTTGATAATTATTTTGTCTACAATGACCCAAATACTCAGCAATGGGCTGCTTCTAATGTTTTAAGTCCAATTACTTATGGATTAAGCTTTGCCAGCAAATTTACAGGGCCTGATGACCTTGTTTCTTTGATTTGCGACCATGGACAAGTATATTTATTGGGAGAACAAACTTCTGAGGTTTGGGCTGATACAGGAACTTTCCCATTTCCATTCCAAAGAATTCCTGGTTCATCCAGCCAGCATGGTATTGCAGCACCATTTTCTGTAGCTCGTGTTGGCAATTCTTTTGCTTATTTATCTAAAAACAATCGTGGTCAATCTGAAATTGTGATGATGAATGGTTATTTTCCACAAAGAATATCCACTCATGCAGTTGAAAATACCCTTGTTGACCAATATGTAGCGGATGCTGTTGCTTACACCTATCAATTAGAAGGGCATGAAGTCTATGTTATTTCATTCCCAACCCTTGATTTAACATGGGCTTATGACTCAACCACTAATTTATGGCATAAATGGTTATGGTTAGATACTAATGATGTTTACCATCGCCATCGCTCAAATTGTTCTGCTTTCTTTCAAAATGTTATGTTGGTTGGAGATTGGGAAAATGGTCAAATTTATCAATTAGACCCAAACAATTACACAGATAATGGGAGTATTGTAAAAAGACTTCGCAGAGCGCCTCATTTGGTTTCAGACCTTCAAAGGCAATATTTTGAGGAAATGCAAATACAATTTCAGCCTGGAGTAGGTTTATCAGGATTAACTCAAAGCTCCTATGCCCCCACAAATGGTGTAGCTGGTGTTGGTGTATCAGGTCTTGCTATTTGTGGAAATGCAACAATTGAGACAGTAGGAGCAAATCCTCAAGCTATGCTTAGATGGTCAAATGATGGCGGTTCTACATGGTCTAGTGAGCATTGGGCTTCCATAGGCGCTCAAGGTAAATACCAAAATCGTATTATTTGGCGCAGATTGGGATGGTCTAGAGATAGAATTTTTGAAGTGGTAGTTACAGACCCTGTAAAAGCTGTAATTGTTTCTGCTAACCTTAAAGCATCGGTAGGGGAAAATTAATGGCAAATCAGATATGGGGGCCAAGTCAGGATAATCCTTATCCGCAAACCCCTTTGCTTGATGAAAACACTAAAATGCCTACAAGGGCATGGCAAGTATGGTTTTTGAACCTTTTAAATTTTACAAAAACTTCTCCTTCTGCAAGCAAAGGAGGAGCTGTTTTGCCATCAAATCCTGTTGGTTTTATTGAAATGACAGTTGACGGAAAAATATATAAAGTGCCTTATTACAATGTCTAATTTTGAAGAACAATTTAAAGAAGTTGAGGGTAAATGGGATTTTGACCCACAGACTAAGCACAACTTTTCTGATGGTTTATATGCCAAAGAAATGATTATGCCTGCTGGCTATGTTGCTTATTCTCATTCTCATCCTTATTCTCACTTAAGTATTCTTGCAAAAGGTCGTGTAATTCTTAAGACCGAGGCTTATAATAAAGAGTATGTTGCTCCTGCTTGCATCAATATAGAGGCTAATACCTACCATCAAATTGAGTCTTTAGAGGACTGTGTTTGGTTCTGTATTCATGCGACTGATGAAACAGATATTGAAAAAATAGATGAGGTTTTGATTGGAAAATAGTCCTATTAAATTGATTTCTCAAGGAGCAAATGTAGCCCCTATTTATTGGGCTATTTTGCAAAATCCTGAGCTATGGAATCAACATAATGCTAGAACAAAGGATGAATCAAGCCCTCATTATGGTTTAGATGACATTTGGCCTCGATTTGGTGAGGTTGAATATGCCGAAAATGGTGAACCTCATGATTCAAAATGGTATCCATCTGCTGATATTTTAGGCATCAAACCCTTGGTATATGACCTTTTTAGGGCGGTAGAAGGAGTTGAGCTTGGAGGTGTTTTGATTACTAGAATACCTGCTGGAAAAGAATGCAAGCCTCATATTGACCCAGGATGGCACGCAAGGCGCTATGAAAAGTTTGGAATTCAGATTACTAGCGCACCAGGTCAAAAGTTCTGTTTTGATGAAGTTCAGTTAGAAACTAAACCAGGCGATGTATTTTGGTTTGATAATCAGTTTAATCATTGGGTAATTAATCCAACTAATTATGAGCGAATCACCATGATTGTGTGTATTCGCAGAGATAAGGAGCAATAATATGCCATGGGGAGCAGCAGCAGTAGCAGGAGCAGCCATAGTTGGCTCAGTAATTTCCGCAGATGCACAACAAAGTGCAGCTAATACACAAGCAGATGCAGCTAGACAACAGCAAACTAATTTATTAGCTGCTGGTCAACAAGCTTCTAAACAATTTGACCCTTATGCTCAGGCTGGAACTACAGCTTTGGCTAATTTAGCAGCTAATAATGCTTACTTTAATAATCAATTTAGCAATGCTGATTTGAATGCACAATTAGCGCCTAATTATGCTTTTCAGTTAGGTCAAGGTCAGCAAGCTAATTTAATGGCTTCTAATGTTACTGGTGGAGCTGTAGGCGGTAATGCCCTAAAGTCTTTACAAGACTATACCCAAGGATATGCTGGTAATGCTTATCAACAAGCATTTAACAACTATCAAACTCAGCGTGGCAATATTAATGCCATGAATATGAACTTGGCTAATTTGGGTCTTGGTGGGGCTACTGGTTCTGCAAATGCTCAATTAGGAACTGCAACTAATGTGGCTAACTTAGGAATAGGCGCAGCAAATGCTCAAGCCGCTTCTCAAATAGCACAAGGCAACATTTATGGTGGAGCTGCCAATACTTTAGGCAATATTGGTTATATGTATTCTCAAAATCAAGCTGCTCAAAATGCTGCAAATCCTTATTCAAGCATGGGAATAAGCGGAAATCAATCAACTGGCTATACTTACTCAAATCCTAGTAGTGTTGGCCCATTTCAGACAGCTTAAGGAATTAATATGCCAATCTCTACTGGTTCTGTTTCTGTTCCACAAATAGGTCAAAATATTGACCCTAGCATTTATGGAAATCAGCAAGCGCAACAAGGCATGACATTAGGTGATTTGCTTAATGTTAGTCGTGGAAGTATTGCATTGCAAAAAGAAAAAGCATTATTGCCATCAGCTATTGAGCAAGGTCAAGCGCAAGCTAAAACAGCAGCTTTGCAAGCCAATACAGCTCAATTAGAAAACAATATTAAGCACGCTACTGTAGCCACTCAAAATATTCAGCAATTAATGACCAAAAAAGATTTATCTTCTCAGGACATTATTGATATGGTTAAGCAGACTGCTGATACTCATGGTGGAAATGAACAATCAGTAAAACAAGCTTTGACAGGATTGCCTGCAAATGGTTCTCAAGCAGACCTTCGTGCTTGGTTGGCACAAAAATTAGCTGCTTCTACAGGAGCATTAAGTCAATTAGAAAAACTATATCCTCAAGGGGTATTACCTGGTCAATTGCCTGCTGGTGGCTATCAACAGCCTAGCGGTCAACAAGTTCCTGGCGCACAACAAGCTCCACAAGGAGTTTCTGCTCAAGATATGAACTTGCCTCCAAAAACAGAAGTAAGCGCTCCTGTAAAGCTTTCTTATCCAGTAAGACAAGCAGGACAACCTTATTCTGCTTTGCCTCAAGAAGAAGATGAAAGAAAAATTGGAACAGCTACAAAAACAGCTTTAATTGCTCGTCAAGCAGAAATTCCTCAATCTGAAAGAACTATTAATAGAGTTATTGAAAAAGCTAATGAATTAGGAAAAACAGAATGGGGTGGTGGCGCTGGTGTTCTTGGTTCTGCTGGTAGAAACCTTTCTACATTTTTGGGAACTGAGCAAGGAATTGCTTATAAAGAGCTGTCTAAAGATTTGGCTAATGCTGCTATTGCAAATATTAAAGCGCAAGGTGGTTCTTTAGATACTGTTCAAGGTCAGCAATTAACTAGAATGGCGAATGGTGATGAGACATTCCCTCCTAAAGTTCTCATTGAAATTGCACAAAGAACTAAAGCGGATATGTCTGCAATTAATTCCAAAGCAACTGCTGTCAAAAAATTTGCAGATAAGTTTGGAGACCAAAACATTAGCGCATTTAATCAAATGTGGTCTAAAAATGCTGACCCTGATATTTTTCAGCTTAAAAACATATTTGAATCTAATATGTCTAAGCAAGAAAAAGAAGCTGCAAGAAATAAAATTATTGGTAATGACCCTGAAAAAGCTAAATTATTTAGGGAAAAATGGAATAATATTCAGAAGTTAGAGCAAACAGGAACTCTGTAATGGAAGATTTCGGTCAATTTTTGATGGGTGGTCAACAAAAGGCTAATCCACAAGCTAATCCTGCTAACTCTCCAAATCAATTTAATGTTGGAAATTTAAGACCAGCAGGGCAATCCACAGGCTTTCAGCAACCTTCTAGCTATGAAGAAGGCATTAAAGCCATGGATACTCAACTTGGTATTTATGGTCAAAAACATAAAATTAATACTTTAAGAGGCATTATTTCTAGATATGCCCCTTCATCTGAAAATGATACAGAAAGCTATATTAATTTTGTTGCACAAAGAACTGGTTTAAAGCCTGACCAAGAGATTGACCTTTCTAATCCAGTAGTTCGCCATGTAATTAGTGGCCCTATGATATTGATGGAAAAAGGCAATAAAAACATTTTTGGTCAAACTCAACAAAGTTCAAAACCAGCTACTGATTCATTTGACAGTTTTTTAAGTGGCACTTCTGCACCTTCAGAATCAAAAGAAACTAAAGCAAAACCAAAAACTTTAAAAGAAGCAATGGCTTCTGCACAAGAAACTTATAAACCATTGACAGCAGGATTGGCTTCTTTGGGTGATATAGCATTAGCACCAGTTTCTGCAATTGCTGGTGGGGCTACTTATGCAGGAGCAAGGGCATTTCAAAAAAGCCCTGAAGAAGCTCAAGCATTGGCGCAAAAAGTTGCAGCTCCATTAGAAAGTCCTATTGGTAAAGCTTTAGGAGTTACTCAAGAGCCAGCTTATCAAAATGAAGCGGTTCGCCAGGCTATGAATAAAATTGGTCAGTATATGGGAGAAGGCGCTGATGCTATTTCTCAAAAAACTGGCATTCCTAAAGCCGATGTTGAGAATATGATGCAAACTTTAAGCTTTGCTGTTCCTGAGTTGGCAGGAAAAGCTAAAGGTGCAGTTCCACAGCTTAAAGAGCAATTTAATAAAGCATTTCCAAAAATTGAACCTGAAACTCCTGCTATGGCTGGAGTTGGAGCTGCTGAAACACAGAAAGCTACAGCGTTAAAACAAGCTATTGAAACAGCAAGCCCTGAACTTAGCGCAGCTTTGCAAAAATTAGACCCTAAAAATGTAGATTTGAATATTCTACAAAGAAGGGTTGATGCAGATAGTTTGCCAGTTCCATTGCAATATACAAAAGGGCAAGCAACTGGAGACCCTGTTTTAATTTCTCAAGAATTAAATGCTAGAGGCAAAGAGCCAAAACTTGCTGAAATGTTTAATCAGCAAAATAAGATTTTGCAAGAAAATGCAACTGTCATGAAAGACAGGGTTGCTCCTGATGTATTTACTGAAAGCCATGTTGCAGATGCACAAGGTCTTATTTCTAATATTGAAGCAAAAGCCAAAGCCAATGCTAAAGCTACTGAAGATGCTTATTTGGCATTAAAAGAAGCTGGTGGCGGTAAATTTCCTATTGATGGTCAACAATTTGCAAATAATGCTATTAATCTTTTAAAGTCTGAAGATAGACTTGATTATTTGCCAGCTAATTTCCAAAGAAAACTTATTGATTATCAAACTGGCAAAAGGGAAATGAACTTTAACCTTTTTGAAAATTTAAGAACCGATTTAGCAACAGAAATTCGCAAAGCACAAAGAGCTGGTGATGGAAACCAGGCTTATGTATTGGGTCAAGTTCGTAGCGAATTGGAAAAATTGCCAATGACAGGGGAAACTGCTGAAGTTAAAGCTTTGGCTGATAAAGCTCGTGGATTGGCAAAAGCAGACTTTGACTTAGAAAGACAGAACAAGATTTATTCTGATGTAGTCAATGGTAAAGCTGACACCAAAGGATTTATTTCCAAAAATGTTATCAATGCCACAAATAAAGATTTTGCAGACACAATGGCTTTGGTTGGCGATGACCCTATTGCAAAACAACATTTGGCATCAGGAACTTTGGATTTAATCATTAGGGATTCTACTGATGCAAGTGGAAATTTCTTAACAGGAAAATTTGCAAAACATATTAATAATTTAAAATTAAATGGCAAATTAGTTCCGTTATTTGGTGAAGAAGCTGCAACATTACAAAAAATAGCTGATGCAAGTCAGATAGTTGGAGCAAGACCAAAAGGCTCTTTTGTAAATGAATCTAATACTTTAGTTGGCGCAATGGCAGAATATGCAAAATCTGCTGCTGAACATGGAACTAATGTAGCTTTTAAAGGTTTGCCTGTAGGAACTGTAGGAAGAAATATTTTAAGAAAAAGAGCTGCAAAAAAGGAACTTGAAGAAACATTAAATCCTGCAAGCGGTGTTCAATTGAAAGACCTAGGAAAGTAATATGGCAACAGTAAATTTATCCCCTTTATTTAATGGTCAAACCTTGTTTGGCCCTACTGGTTTGCCATTGGCAGGCGGTCAAATCTATTGTTATCAAGCTGGTAGCTCTACACCACTTGCAACATATACAACTGTAAATGGAAATATTGCCAATACAAATCCAATTATTTTGGGTTCTGATGGAAAGTTGCCACAGGAAATGTGGCTTCAATATGGATATGCTTATAAGTTTATTGTTCAGGATTCAAACAATGTTTTGATTGATAGTTATGACAATATTTCAGGAATATTGAGTCAAATCCCTGTTTCTCCAACAACATTGCCAACTGGTTGTATTTTAATTTGGTCAGGTTCTACAGGCTCTATTCCTAGCGGATTTGTTCTTTGCGATGGCTCTAATGGAACTCCTGACCTTCGCAATTCTTTTGTATTGGGCGCTGGAAATACTTACTCAGTAGGTCAAACTGGTGGCTCTACTGATGCAATTGTTGTTGCTCATACTCATACTGCTTCAGTTTCAGACCCAGGACATAATCATACTATTGCGAACAATGGTAATAGTGGTTCTGTTGGCTCAGGAAACTATTTAATGGGTTCTAGTGTTAGCGGAGTTGCACAAATTACAGGAACTTCAACAACAGGAATTTCTGTTACAAATAATTCTGCTGGAACAAGTGGAACTAATGCAAATATGCCTCCATATTATGCTTTAGCATTTATCATGAAATCATAAGGTGAAATTATGTCTTTTGATTTTGACCCAGTTAAATATGGAGTTCTTTGGCAAAAAGTAGAAGGGTATGAAGCCAAATTTATAGAAATATCCAAAAAACAAGACAAAATGGAAGAACAATTAGAAGAACTGATTGCGCTTGCAAATAAGTCTAGAGGTGGATTTTGGATGGGAATGGCAATTGTTTCAGGTATTAGCGGTTTAGTAAGTTTTTTTGCTGGCTTATGGCATGGAAAATGAAAGCGCACAAATCTAGGACAATGTGGTTTTCTTTGGCACTAGTTATATTTGGCGCTTTATTTGATAACTTTTCTTATTTGCAAAATGTTATTGATGCTAAATATTATGGTGTCATTCTTGTTGTTATTGGTTTGATTGTTGCTATTCTTCGATTTATAACTACAGAGCCTATTAAATGAACTATATTCTTTATCCATTTTATGTAGTTCTTAATTTAACAATGACTTTAATCGCTTATGTCATTGCTCCTATTCTTCCAATTTTTACAGTTCAAAAACTATGGTGGTGCAACAATCATAGTTATCAAGCAATAGGCCCTGTTTTGCCAACCTGGTTAAATTGGTTTATGACTCCTGACAATACTTTGGATGGAGATGCAACTTTTCAAAGCTTAAATCCTATTGGATATTGGTCAAAAGTAAAATGGTTATGGCGCAATCCTGCTTATTCTGTTTGCCTAAGATATATAAACACAATAGAAAACAAACCAAAACTGCATGGCAATGACAACATAAAGGACAATGACAATGCGGTGGCTGGCTGGTGTTTCGTTCAATGTGCTGGACTTTTTCAGTTTGTTTGGATTCTTCCTATTGGCTTCTCTCGTTGTTTTTATTGCAATATTGGTTGGAATATTCGAGGCACTCTACATCAGACTCCATCGGAAGCTTATCAAGCGACATTCGCATTTTCGCCAAGAATAAGCGGTTTTAGATGAATATTTATATCATTTATGCAATGGTCGCTATTAGCCTATTTTGCGGTGGGTTTGTAAGTGGCTGTCAACATCAGCAAGCAAGCCAAGAAAAAGACATTCGAGCCAAAGAACATCAATATCAATCTGATGCAGACAAGATAAGGAAAGAAAAAGATGACCAAATCAAAGCTATTAATTCTCAGCTTGTTGATGCCATTAGTGAGTTGCGTAAGCGACCCAATCGTTCCTCAGAAGCCACAATTGGACAAGGTGGAACTGGGGCAGCCCTTTATGCCGAGGATGCAGAGTTTCTTGTCAGGGAAGCTGCCAGGGCAGACGAAATCAGAATAGGCTTAGAAGCTTGTTATAAACAATATGATTCAATCAAATGAATAAAAAAAGCGTAGCTCTTTGGGTAACACTTATAGCCACTATTACCTTGGCTATTATTTTGCTTTCAATGGTTAGTGTTTTGTTAAAAGGATTATTTAATCCAGCAATAGATAATACAGAGATTTTTAAGGCTGTTACACCAGCTTTTCAAATGATTGTTGGGGCATTTGTGGGGCTTGTGGCTGGCATCAAATTAGGCGAATCGGAAGATGAATAACGAACAATTACAAGCATTAGGAATTGATGCTAAATGGTTAAAACCTTTAAATGACACTTTTTCCAAATATGGCATTGATACCCCAAAAAGACAAGCTGCATTTATTGGTCAATGCGGTCATGAGTCTAATAATTTTAAGGTATTAGAAGAAAATCTCCATTACAGCGCACAAGCTTTGATGCGAGTATGGCCTTCTCGATTTGATGCTGCAACTTCTGAAAAATTAGCCAATAATCCTGAAGGTATTGCAAACAAAGTTTATGGTGGTAGAGCTGACCTTGGAAATAATCAGGATGGGGATGGTTGGCGCTTCCATGGTAGAGGTGTTATACAGCTCACAGGGCGCTCAAATTATCAAGTATGTGGCGATGCCCTAGGACAACCTTTTACAAGCAATCCTGAGCTTCTTTTAGAGCCTGAATGGGCTTGTATGTCTGCTGGCTGGTTTTGGAATAAAAAGGGCTTAAATGCGCTTGCTGAAGCTGAAGATTGGACAACCATGACTAAGCGCATCAATGGAGGCACTTTGGGTCTTGATGACCGCATAAACCGAATTCACAAAGCAATGGATATATTAGGCGCTTAAAAAAAGGGCATCAATTTGGCAACTGATAGCTGTAAGGTCGAAAGCCAAAAAAGCCCTTACTTGTTGCATCCTTGAATGTTGGCTTAACTGCCCTGAGCGAGGATATGGAGATTTAGCTCTCCAATATTATCCAAGTTTTTTCCTGGATAGTCATTATTCAATAAAACATATTGCATACAAGCTATCCTAGCAGAGCGTTTGCAATCGGATTTAACTTTTACCCAGTTATCTGTGCAGAGAAATATTGACTCCTCTGCCTGGCTATACTCTTTCCATTTGTCTTGGCTAACCCTATCTATTGGGCTTAATTTTCCAAGTTTTAATGGATTGTTTTCTCTTTCTTTAAATCTCCTTGCTTGTTCTTTTTTGCTTACATCAAGCCAAAATTTAATTATTTTTATTTTTTTAGACCATAGATTTTCTAAAACAGGACATTCATTAAAAAAATCTTGGACTTCATTGGCGGTTGCAAAGCTCATTACTTTCTCAACTGTAGCCCTGTTATACCAACTTCTGTCCCAAAAAGTAATTTCACCTGATTTTGGGAATTCTTTGATGTAGCGTTGCCAATACCATTGTTGGCGCTCAGTTTCTGTTGGCTTGTCTAAAGCTACAACTCTAGCTGATTTTGGGTTCATGTGTTCCAGGAAGCGCTTAATAGTTCCTCCCTTTCCAGCAGCATCCCTGCCCTCAAAAAGAATAATATGCTTTTGACCAGCATCTTTTACAAAATGCTGCCATTTTAAAAGCTCAACCTGAAGGCTATGCTTCTTTTTTTCAAACTCTTTAATGCTGATTAAGTTGCGAGGGCCTTCTTCTGTGCAAGTAATGCTGTCGCTCATATAAGCTGAATTAATGGCTTTTTGTTTTCAGCATTATCTAAAGCTGCCTGCCAGCCTTGAGTCCACAAAGTTAGCGCTGTAGAGCCTTCATAAAAGAAGTCAGGGTAAAGCGCAAAAAAGGCTTCTTCACAATCATCTGATGGGGTTTTAAGATTCCCTGCAAATGGGATTGGTTCATTTGTCATTGTCTTGTCCGATTAAAAATAAAATGATAAAGGCTATGCCAATCATAACTATTGCTGCGAAAGCCATAGCCTCATCATTAGTCATTACATTTTTTTCTTTTTGATGCCTTCAGCCTTCCTTAAATCATGGCTATGAAGCTTTTTGCCAACTGATTTAGGAACTTCTCCAGCTTTTTCAGCAACTTTAGCTGCTACTTTTCTAGTAACAATTCGACCATTAGAAAGCTCAAATTCATGCTTTGCGTGTTTAGCCTCTTTGCCAGCTTTTTTCTTAAGCTCATCATGACTCCAAGCTTTACTTGGGGCTTTGATAACCTTGCCTGATTTTTCTTTAATTGCAGGCACAAGCACAGATAGTTTAGTTGCCATTATTTAATCCTTAAGACTTTAGCTTTTCGCATTACTTGTTCATATTGCTCTTTAGCTTTGTCATCCAAATTACGCAAAGGAAGATTTTGATAATATTTCCATTTATCTCTATATTCCTGCTGTTCAGAAGGTGGAATCCAGCCATTAAGCCTCCAGCGAATTGTAATATCTGTTCCTGAAGCAGTCCATATATGGTCGTTCATGATGACTCCTTAAAAAGATTGCATTGAACCTTGAGGGCATTGATAGCCATGCCATACAAAAATAGCTCCAGCCCAAGTTTTACAAGTAATTACCTGGTCTGCTTGAGCAGATAATGCTATTAAAAGAAGTAAAGCTCCGATTACTTTTTTCATTTATTGCTCCTTAAAATGGTGGGTCATCTTCTAAAGTTGCTAAATCAGGCGATGAAGCGCTTTTTTGCCCTTCTTGGCCCTTTTCTTCAGGCTCATTGAGATAACCCCAAATAGCGCCTTCTTTCATGCCTAAAAGCGGAAGCATTTCAAGCTTAAACATCAAATCGCCTTTTTTGGTCTCTGTAACAATTCCAATGGTTTGATAGCGCTTTTTTTGCTGACCATCTTTATCTGTGTATTCAGACACAGGAGTTTTTAAATAATATTTAATTCCCATTTACATCCCTTTCATTAAATTTACTTCTATTTCTACTTCATTCAAAAACTGCTTAATTTCGGCTTCCATCTCTGCAATAAAGGTTTCATCCCTTGGGACATTGACTATTAAAAGCTGGCTGCGCTCAGGCATCCTAGGGTCAAAGCTTACAAAGTCGCACCATTTAGCCCCTGTGCAAGCCATTTGAGCCTGCATTTGGATAAAGTATTTCTTGGGCGGTTCTTTAGCTTTGAAGTATTCCCAATGAGTTGCTGAGTTGGGGCATTTAATTTCAATAAGCCCTTCTCCTACCAAACCATCAGGACTGCAACCAAAGTTGGGAATTGTTGGATGGTCTACAAAAGCAACTTGGTCAACAAAGTTATGAGTTGCAACCTCATAAGCAACTCTAGCCTGGGGTTCTGTTTGAGTTCCCCATTCCATAGCGCTATTGGAGTAAGATTCCTGAACAACCCCTGTAGTTCTTTGTAGGGCTAGTTCAATAAGGTAATTCTGCCGACTTGCAGAAGGCCCAGTCTTTGTCTTTGCAAGAATGTCAGCAACCCTAGAAGCGGTTACTTTTCCAAGCCTCATCTGATGCCATTCAGAGCTGCGCTGTTCCACAGCAATTCTGTCCTCAGTTGTAAATGTTGTCATACTCCTCCCAATCTAATTGCTAGTCGAATTATTGTCATCAAAATTACAGCAGCTATGACAACTGCTGTAATGGCTACTTTATCGGCCCAAGTCATTTCCGAGCCTCTTTTTCTTTTCTAAGAATGTCATCAAACATAGCCTTAAGCTCCCAATTCTGCTTTTTTGGCATCTTTTGCTGCTGAAATCTTAGCAACTGCTGATTTATCTTTTGCAAGGGCTTTATAGGCTGCACCATAGATTTCCTTTAATTCTTCAATGTCTTTGCTACCGCTAATTCCTAGAACCCATTTATCGGCTTCTTGAGAATAGTCAGGTGCTTCTTCATCAATAGCTTCAGAAGGAAGGTCAGAGCCAGCATAGATATACAAGCCAATACCAAAACAGGCTATGCACTTTGCTAGGCAGCGCATCTGTGAGTCGCTTACTTTTCTTGCATCAGGATTTTTGATTGCCTGGTTGCGGTTGTCCATTACTGGCAACTGCATTTTCATTGTTTTGCCTAAAGCTGTTACTGAGCAAGAAACCATTGCAGTTTCATTAAAGTAAACAATGTCTCCCCATTCCCAGGTAGCCATAGGGTCATGCTGAAGAAGAATGTCCACAGCATAAGTCCAAGAAAGATAAGTTAAATTGCCTTTTCTTTCTGTAAATTCATTAACATTAATTTGTCTAAGTTCTTTGTAGTTCATCACTTTCCCTTTCAATATTGACCAGTTACTTTGCCAGTTGCGAAATCTTCCCAATATTCATAGGACATATTCCACAGTTTGCGACCTAAAGCTTCAAAGTCTCGCTTTTCAAGCATTTCTTCTAAAGCTGCTATGTCATCTTTGTTTTGAGTGGCTGCAAAAGCCTCGTTGAAATTACCCCATTTGCAAGGGTTATAGTCATCGTCTTTCATCATGTCTGCAACTTCAGATTGAAGTTCATCAGAATCCATGTAGTCATCTTCAGGCTCATAGTAAGCATCATGTCTAGACATTCCCATGATTAAGCGCCTCCATAAACAAACATAGCAGCCAATACAACAGCCAAAACTATTACACCTAAAGCTTCTAAAATTTTGTGTTTCATTTCACTTCCCTTCATCACTTGTTTAAGAGTCTCCAGTATAGACCATTTTTAAGCTTTGCAACAGTTTTTTTAAGTATTTTCACTAGGGGATTCCCTAATACCTATGTTTTTACAAAGATTTGCTGTAAGATTGCAGGAAAGGAGGGATTTTATGAATCCGATGGACTTATTAAAAATTGAATTTGGGTCGCTCAAAGACCTGGCTGAGAAGTTGAATATAAAGCCAAATACTGTGTATTTATGGGGTCAGACCAACATCCCATTTAAGTATTTAAAGGCTATTGAGGAGCTATCAAATCTCAGATTAACTAGAGAACAACTTAGACCTGACTTATTTAAAAAGGACTAAAAGTGAACTTTTACCCATTTCATATTGGGGATTATCTGAGCCATACCAGCCATTTGACTGATGAGGAAGATTTGGCTTATAGGCGCATGATAGACCTCTATTATCAGACTGAAGAACCTTTTACCGATACAGCAAAGCTGGCTCGAAAGGTCAGGTCTAGCTTTGAAATTGTCGGCAATTTATTGCATGAGTTCTTTATTTATCAAGACAATGCCTGGCATTTAAAAAGAGCTGATGAGGAAATAGCTAAATACAAAGCTATGAAAGATGGGGGTCGCAAAGGCGCAGCTTTAAGGTGGCATAAGGGTAGCGATAGCCCCCCTATTACCCTCCCTAAACACTCCCCAATGCCAACCAAGAACCAAGAACCATTAACCAAGAACCATATAAATACTACTGCTCCTAAAGTCGCAACTCCTGTCGGAGTTAGTGATGATTTATGGTCTGATTTTTTGGTTTATAGGAAAAGGCTTAAAGCTCCAGTTACAGACCGAGTTCTTGCAAGACTTATCAAAGAAGCTGAATTAGCCAAAATGCCACTAGACCAAGTCCTTGAAACAATCATTTTTAAAGGCTGGAGGTCATTTGATGCTACCTGGATTCATCAAGCAGCTCAGAAAGCCTCAGAAATGCCTCTAGGAAGCGATAAACAGATTGAGGAGGCATATAGGGTCGAATGCGGTGGAGACCCTTCCAAAGCTCGATTTAACAGCTATTTTGAGATGAAGAAATTTATCTTGGACTTTAGAGACAAGAAAGCGAAAGCAGCATGATTTATTACATTTATGACGAATTGGGAATGATTCGCCAGGTTAAAAGTAAAACAGAAGCTCAATATTTGGTTTCTTTGCGACCTGATTGGAAGATTGTGGCTAAAAAGGTGAATAAACCTATTTTCAAGTTCGAGGAGGCTAGGTTTTGAAAGTTTTAATTGCTTGTGAATACTCAGGTGTAGTTCGTGATGCCTTCATTGGGGGGGCATGAAGCCATGAGTTGTGATTTATTACCTACCGATGTTCCTGGGCCTCATTATCAAGGCGATGTAAGGGATGTTCTTGATTATCCTTGGGATTTAATGATTGCTCATCCACCTTGCACAGACCTTTCTGTAAGTGGAGCTAGGCATTTTTCTGCAAAGCGAATGGATGGTAGACAACAAGCAAGCGCTTCATTTTTTATGATGCTGGCAAAAGTTGATATTCCTAAAATTGCCATAGAAAACCCTATTTGCATTATGTCTAGCCTTTATCGAAAACCTGACCAAGTAATACAACCATGGATGTTCGGTCATGGCGAAACTAAAGCAACTTCTTTATGGCTCAAAGGTTTGCCATTACTTAAACCTACAAATATTGTTGAAGGCAGAGAAGCTAGGATTCATAAAATGCCTCCAAGTAAAGATAGATGGAAATTAAGAAGCATTACTTATCAAGGAATTGCTGATGCTATGGCCCAGCAATGGGGAAAATAATTGAAAGTTTTACCAATAAAAAATGAAGAATCTTATCCTTGGTTGCTTGAAAAGCATTATGCAAAGCGCATTCCTCAAATTATGTTTGCTTTTGGTCTTTATGAAGAAAATCAGCTTGTGGGTGTATGCACTTATGGAATACCAGCTTCTCCAGCTCTTTGCATGGGTATTTGTGGCAAAGAATATTCAGACAAAGTGTTGGAATTAAATCGAGTTTGTTTAATGGATAACAGCAAAAATCAGGCTAGTTTTTTGGTTGCCAACTCTATTAAATTACTTCCAAAACCAACCATAGTCGTGTCCTATGCTGATACTGGCAAAGGTCATGTAGGTTATGTCTATCAAGCAACAAACTTTCTTTTTACAGGAACAACAAAAGAAAGAACAGATATGGGTGGGGTTGAAGGAAAGCATTCTAGGCATGGAAAAAACCCATTAATCAGGGTCTTTAGAAGCGCTAAACATCGTTATGTTTATTTTCATGGAAGCAAAACTCAAAAAAAAATTATGCAAAATCTTTTGAAATATCAAGTTGAACCTTATCCAAAAGGTGATTCTAAAAAATATGATTCAGGTTCAATTGTTAAAACACAGGGGCTTTTATTTGGATGAGGAAAAGTATCGTCATCAATGCGCTGTTCGCCAACTCATTATGTGGCGAAAGCAATGGGGTTTGGCCCAATTTAGAGAATATTTAAACAAAAACAAGGAAAAGCTGCCATGGCAATTAATTCGAGATTTTGAAGAACAATGGTTGAAAGGGAATAGAGCTGATGAATATGGAGAATGGAAATGAACTTAGATAAATTAGATGAAAACAGAGTTGAAATGGCTCTTACAAGGATTGCAGAAACTAATGAGCTTCATGCTGCCCTAGGAGGGCAAGTAAATTATCTTTCAGAAGGCATAAAACAAGCCAAGGCTCATGCTTTTTTGTTGGCTGAAGGCGGTGTATCAGAAAGAGAACAAAAAGCCATAGCAAGCCAAAAATATGCTGATGCCCTGGATGCTCATTTGCAGGCTTATGTTCAATTTAAAAAAATAGACAATGAGCGCCAGCATGAGCAGCGCATTATTGATATTTGGAGGACTTTATCCAGTAATCGTAGGCAGGGCGCAATATGATTGGGAATAGCGGTCAATCCTATGAGCAAAGGGTAAAAACCATTAAAAATGATGGTGAATACCTTTTTGAGAAGTTTTGCAATAAAAGTGGCACTCAATTTCATAGAGTTGGTTTTGATGAGCATGAAAATAGTGTTCCTGCATTTTGGAGATTAAGCACTTTGCTTAGAAATTTGCCTGATTATGTAATTAATACAAAAAACAAGACTTTTGTAGTAGCAGTAAAGGGAACAGACAATATCAAGAAAAAAGAGATTGAGTTGCTCCCAAGTATGGTGGAAGCCTTTAGTTCTGAGGAAGCGCCATTGATTTATGCTTTTTGTTTTAAAGAAAAACACAATCCCATTTGGGTCAGGCCTAAAAAACTGATTGAGTTGTATGAAAAATCAGTAGACCAGCAATGGCATGATGGGGTAATTTACCGAAATCTAAAATTAAGGACAGAAAATGAAAGACTTCAGCTTGCCATACTTGACACTCAAAAAGCTATTAGACCAGTATTACAAAGCGATGATTTCGCAAGATAAAGATTTGGCTTATCAAATATCTACAGATTTAGTAGAAATGGCTCTTAAACTTGAAGATATAGCGCATGGCAACTAGGGCTGAAAAAGAGCTGTATTCAAAATTAGCCAGGATTGGTTGTATTTTATGCAAACAGCAAGGGGTAAATACAACTGATACCCCTGTGGAAATGCACCATGTGAGGCGCTATGGCGGTAAAAGGGAGCTTTCGCCTGTGATTGGCTTATGCGCTTACCATCATCGCCTGGGAGATAATAGTTACCATTCATTAGGCGCTAAAGGCTTTACTAAATACTGGGGCATAAGTCCTGAAGAATTAATAGAAAAAACAAATGACTTATTACAAGAAAAGAGTTGATGAAAACCAAAAGACCATCGTGCATACATTTATTGCATTGGGGGCAAGTGTTCTCAATCTTTCTACTGTTGGGAGGGGCTGTCCTGATTTACTTATTGGGTATCGTGGTAAATCTGTTCTTGTTGAAATAAAAAGAGATGCCAAAGTTTCATTTACCGAACCACAAGTTAAATTTATGCAGGAATGGCGAGGTGGAGCAGTTAGTCGAATAGATTCAGTTGATGCAGCCATTCGATTAATCAAAATGCTTGACATAGATTAACAGGGGCTTAAAATCAAGAAACTGCGCTTTTGCAGTCTTTTTAGCTAAAAAAGGAAATTAGTATGAAAATGGGAAAAACAACTGACCCAAACAGCATGAAGGGTGTGCCTGCTAAAGGTGTAGTAGTGCCAAAAGGCGCTTCTTCTGTTGATGACAAAGTAAATCGCTATGAGTCTTTGCGTGGCGGTGTTGGCATGGGTAAAGAAGATGCTATTGGCTCTGATAAAGAGTTTAATACTGGTCGCACAGCAGGAATCTGTTATGAGCATAAGCGCAGTTCTTATGCCATGGAAGATAAAGGTCAGAAATAAAGCGAAAACCCCTAGCGTGAAGGTCTAGGGGTTCTCTAACCAAACTAGTAATCGGAGAACTAGATGGCTGTAACAGAGAATAAAGATAGTTGTAATAACTGTCTATTTTTCGTTGAAAATGAAAGAATGGGAAGCTGTAGAAGGTTTCCCACTTTCGTTAATAAATCCCACAATGATTGGTGTGGAGAGTGGCGCTTAGAAGAAAGCGCAGCTCTAGAAATGATGGTTGAACAGACCATTCAGCCTCTAGAAGTCCGATTTGTTGAACCTAAAAAACAAAGAGGAAGGCCCAAAAAATCATGAATTTAAAGCCATTAGCAGACAAAATCGTTGTCAAACCTGATGTTCGTGAGCTTTCTAAAATCATCATTGTTGACAATAAAGAAGTAGAAAACATGGGAACTGTCGTGGCTGTTGGCCCTGGCAAAAAGCTCCCTAATGGTCGCAGAGAGTCCATGCCTATTGAGGTTGGGGCTAGAGTTCGCTTTGGAACTATGAATGATGACCGAGGCGAGGAATATCTTAAATACTTTCCTTATTATGAAGATGGGGTTAAATATCTAGTCATGAGCTGGCAAGATATTTGTTTCCAGGAGGCTTAAATGTTTAAATGGCTTAAATCCCTCTTTTTTAAAGATAAAACTATATGGCCTAAAGACTTTAAAGCTGAGGATGTATTAAAAGCCATTGAAAAACAGCAAAAGGCTGACTTTGACAAGTTTTGCGAAAACAAAGCAAAGCAGCCTAGGCGCACTAGACTTTATAAAGAATCAACTGTAGTTACAACTGGCGAATTACCTAAAAAACCGACTCTAAAGAAGGCAACCACTAGGAGCAAAGAAATGGCAACTAAACCTGGGCTATATGCCAATATCCATAAAAAACAGGAAAGAATCGCAAAAGAAAAGGCTGAAGGTAAGCCAGTTGAGAAAATGCGTAAGCCTGGCACTAAGGGCGCTCCTACAGCAGCAGCCTTTAAAGCAGCAGCAAAGACAGCAAAGAAGAAATAATCATGGCTACTAAAAAACATGACAAACCTATTCCCCATAAAACAACAGGGAAAGATAAAACCTACAATCCTACCGAAAAAGGCGCAGGAATGACAGCCAAAGGTAGGGCTGAATACAACAAGAAGAACAATGCCAATTTGAAGCCTCCAGCCCCAAACCCTAAGACAAAAGCCGATGAAGGTCGAAAAAAGTCTTTTTGTGCAAGGATGGAGGGAGTTGTTAAACACAGCAAAGGCCCTGCTGAAAGAGCCAAAGCTTCATTAAAGAACTGGGGATGCAAATAATGCCACTTAAAAAAAGCACTTCTAAGAAAGCCTTTGTTTCTAACCTGAAAGAGGAGCTGAAAGCTGGAAAGCCAAAAGCTCAGGCTTTAGCGATTGCCTATAGCGAAAAGCGAGAAGCAGCCAAAAAAGCTCCTAAAAAGAGCAAAAAGTAATTAATTGCCTTGTAGCTCAGTAGGTAGAGCAACAGACTGTTAATCTGTGGGTCGCTGGTTCGAGACCAGCCGAGGCAGCCAAATAACCAAGAAAGAGGAAAAAATGAATTTAAATGACATCAAATTAGAATTTACCCATAATGTGCAAGAAATGGAAATCATCCTTGCAGGGCTTAAAAAGCTTCCTATGGAAGTAGCAATGGAACTTTATGCAAAACTTCATGCAAGCGCTAATGCTCAAGTAACAGCTCAGACTGTAGCAGCTCAAGAAACAGAACAAAAAGAAGCTGAATAATGACAGCCCCTAATGTTTATATTCCTTATCCTTATCCGCAATCTATAGAAGAATTAGAAGCGGATATGAATGCCATTATTTATCAGCCTGAAGTTCCACAAGAACTCCAAGACCAATATACAAATCTAAAAAATAGCCCTACTGTTCAAGCCGATTTAAACCAAGCAGAAGCAAATTCTGATAGTATGGCTAATGAGTAACTGATTTTTAAATTTATTTATTAATTAAATCATGGACTTAGAAAGCAAATCAGATAAATCTCGTGAAGAAAAGATTTCTGAAAGCATGAAGGGAAACCAAAATGCTCGTAAGAAGCCTTTTACTGAGCAAATGAAAAGGTTCATTCTTGCTAATCCTCAGAAAATGGAAAAGATTATCGAAGGTCTTTTTATGGAAGCTGAAGCAGGAGACAAGACAGCTTTAGGCATGATTATGGATAGAGTAGAGGGCAAACCAATGCAATCTACTGAAATTAGCGCAGCAGAAGGAACAGAAATTAAAGGCATTATGCTTGGGTTTGTAGAAGGCAATGCAGACAGAGCTTGATGCAAATGGCTTTATTTGGCCCAAATTTCCTGCCAAATTAAGGTGTTTATTTGAGCCTAAAAATAGCCGATACAGAGTCCTTTATGGTGGGCGAGGAGCAGGAAAGTCTCATTCTGTAGCTAGAGCGCTTCTTTGCATAGGAGCAACTAGGACAGTTCGAGTTCTTTGTGCCAGGGAATTTCAGACTTCAATCAAAGATTCTGTTCATAAGCTCTTAGTAGACCAAATCCACAACCTTAAGCTTGATGCTTATTATGAGATAACCCAAACCACTATTCGTGGGGTCAATGGGACTGAATTCATCTTTGCAGGCATTAAAAACAACATTAATGGCTTAAAGTCTATCGAGGGCATTGATTATTGTTGGGTTGAAGAAGCAAACAATGTAACTGCGGTCTCCTGGGATATTCTCATTCCTACCATCCGTAAAGAAAACTCAGAAATTTGGATTACTTTTAACCCTGAGTTGCCAACTGATGAGACCTATAAGCGCTTTGTCATTAGCCCTCCTGACAATGCCATAGTTCAAAAAATTAACTGGAATGACAATCCTTGGTTTCCTGAAGTATTGGATTTGGAGCGAAATAACCTAAAAACTAGGGATTTTGAGGCTTATCAGAATGTATGGGAAGGCTTTACCAGGTCAACCATTGATGGAGCTGTATTTGCCAAAGAAATGCAAAGAGCTGAACAGGATGGTCGCATAACTAATGTCCCTTATGACCCAATAAAGCCAGTTCATGCGGTATTTGACTTGGGTTGGGCTGATGCAACTGCGGTATGGTTTGTCCAGTTTATAGGAATGGAAACTAGGCTAATTCGCTATTTTGAGACAACTCAAACTACTATCAGCGAAATATTGGGAAGAATGCAGACTTTTGGATATGTCTATGACACCTTATATTTGCCTCATGATGCTCAAAACAGAACTTTGGCTTCTCAAGGCAAAAGCATTGAGGAAATAGTTCGCTCTGCTGGTTACAATGTCAAAATAATTGAAAGAACTCCAATTGCTGATTCAATAAATGCTGCTAGAACCATATTTAGCGCCTGCTATTTTGATAAGAATAATTGTGCTGTAGGTCTAGATTGCTTGAGGCATTACCGATATGATGTAGACCCTGATACTAAGCAATTTAGCAAGACTCCAGTTCATGACAATTATTCGCATGGAGCTGATGCTTTTAGATATATTGGCTTGGCAGTTCAAGAGAAAAAAGTAGTCAAAAGAAAACCGATGGATTATAGTGTGTCTAGCTGGATGGGCTAATAGGAACTCAATATGGTAATGAATGTTCAAAGCAATGGTGGAGTCTATTCCACAGAATATGGCGATGATTATGAATCAGGAGTAATTGAGGAAGCTAAACAGTTTCTGCGCTTTTGTTCCGATAATGATTCAAATAATCGAGTTGAGGCATTAGATGACCTCAAATTTGCTGGTGGAGACCAATGGCCTGTAGACATTCAAAACAGCCGACTGCTTGAATCAAGACCCTATTTGACCATCAACAAGATTGATGCTTATTGCAGACAAATCTGTAACCAACAGCGCCAGCAGCGACCAAGAATGGTTGCTCATGGCATGAATACTGAATCAGATGAAAAAGTAGCTCAAGTAGTAACTGGAATTTTGCGTCATATTGAGAACCAATCTGATGCAGATGCAGCCTATGACCATGCTTTTGATTTTGCAGTTCGCATGGGTTGGGGATATTGGCGCATTGTTCATGACTATCCAAGTCCTGAAAGCTTTGACCAAGAAATCTATATCAAGCGCATTGAAAACCCATTTATGGTCTATTTTGACCCTAATTCAAATGAACCTGATGGCTCTGATGCAGAAAAATGCTTAATTACTGAGGTTATCTCTAAAGAAGCATTCCGCAAAATGTATCCTGGCGCTGATGATGGCGCAGGCTTTACCCCTCGTGGAACAGGCGATTCTCAGTCAGAATGGATTACAAAAGAAGATATTCGAGTTGCTGAATATTTTTACACAGAGCGCACTAAAGCTAAATTGCTCCTTTTGTCAGATGGCACAACTTGCTATGAAGATGAAAAGCCTAGTGAAATCATGATGATGGAAGCTGGAATTCATGTAGTTTCTAAGCGTGAAACAATCAAGAAAAAAATTAAGTGGTGCAAACTGACAGGAATGCAAATTCTTGAGCAAAAGGATTGGGTTGGCAAATATATTCCTGTTGTTCCTGTATATGGTCAACAGCTTATTGTGGATAGTAAGAAGAAGAAATATGGTCTTACTCGCATGGCTAAAGACCCACAGAGAATGTATAACTTTTGGTCTACATCGCTTACTGAGTCAGTTGCTCTTGCTCCTAAAGCCAAGTTCTTGCTTGCTGAAGGACAGGATGAAGGTCATGAAATGGAGTGGAATCAGGCAAATATCAAATCTATGCCTGTATTGCGCTATAAACAGACTGACTCTGAGGGTCGCATGGCCCCAGTTCCGACTCGTATTCAGCCTGAACCTCCTCCAACTGGAATGGTTACAGCTCTTGAAGGCTTAAATGCAGACTTAAAAGCTGTTGTTGGTATTTATGACCCAAGCCAATTGCCTAATGGCAATATGTCAGGCAAAGCAATTAATGGAATGCAAGTCCAATCGGATATGACTAATTTCCACTACTATGACAATTTGACTCGCTCAATTCGTCAAAGTGGTCGCATTTGCTTAGACCTAATTCCTCATATTTATGACAAAGAGCGAGTTCTCCGCATTATTGGCGCTGATGGAAAAGGTGAATTAGTTACCATAAATCAGCGAATTCAAGATGATATGGGTGTTGATAAAGTTCTCAATGATGTAACTGTTGGTCAATATGACATTGTTATGGAAACAGGCCCTGGATATGCTTCTAAGCGCCAAGAGGCTGTAGACTCAATGATGCAATTATTGACTGCTGACCCTAATTTGATGCAACAAGCTGGAGATTTAATCTTTAGAAATATGGATTTCCCTGGCGCTGATATTGTGGCTGACCGCTTGGCTGCTGCTAACCCATTGGCTCAAATTGATGAAAAAGCAGAAATTCCTCCACAAGTTCAGATGCAATTGAAGCAATCTCAAATGACAATCCAGCAATTGCAAGACCAAATTGCTCAGATGACTTTGGATATGAAATATGGCGCTTCTGTTGCACAACAAAAAGAAGAGGCTGCTACAGAGCGTAAGCGCATGGATGTTGAGGCTCGCAGAGCAGATACTGAGTTGCGGACTGATACCCAGGCTCATGACACAGTCATTAAAACTCAAACTCAGCTTGAAGTTGAGCAAATTAAGGCACAATTGGCTTTGGTTATGGCTCAACTAGATTTGAGAACAGAAAGAGCTGCGCTAGACGAAGCAATTGAAAGGGGCATTTAAATGGCAGCAGAAATTGTAACTTCAGAAAATCGTGAAGATTTCATGAAGAAAAAGCTTGGAATCAAAGATAAAACTACCAAAGCAAAAGTTAAAGAGCATATTGCCTATTTAAAGAAAATTGGCGATTTAAAGGATGTTTCCGATGAAGGTGGAAAAGCATTGGCAGATGCAATTCATTCCCATCATGGCAAAGGAATGAAGCCATTGGAAAGCAAATTAGCTCAAATTAGCGGATATGGTAAAAAATTTGATGCTAGAGAATATTTTAAAATGGCTCATGCTGATGCTATGCATGGAGGCGGTGTAATGAAGCCTACAGGAGACTCACAAAATCCTGATATGTTCACAGATAGCGGTCATTCAGTATTAAAGAATTATTTTGGGGGCAAAATTTAATCGGAGGAAGTATGCCAACAGTAACTGGTGATAATGTAATTGAATGGAAAATGAAGGAAATGGCTCGTAAAGCAGGAAAGAAATATGAGCCTGAAACCAAAAATCCATTTGCAGGAATGAGTAAGGAAGAATTGAAAGCTCAGAATAAGCTTATCAAGGAAGCCAAAAAAGAAGCTAAAAAATCGGAAGAATAAATAGACAATATTTATTTTTAGTAGTATTTTTAATCCAACTTGGGAGCTTGAGAAATCATGGCCGAAGCAGAAGTCGTAGCACAAAATGTAGTAACTAGTGATAATGCAGCAACCTTTTATGCAGAAAGATTAGGTTTAGCTGACGAAGTTGAGCCAACTGAGGCTGTGGAAAAAACCGCAGAGCCAGCGCAAGACCAAGAGCAGAGTGAACCAAAGGCAGAGGAAGATGCTAAGAAGCAAGACCCTGAAAAGTCGAAAGAGAAGCTTAATAAGCGATTTGACAAGGTAAGCAAAAGGGCGCAGGAAGCTGAAGCCAAAGCTGCTCAACTTGAAAAAGAGCTTAATGAATTAAGAGCAAATGGTAGACCCCAAGAACAACAGGAACAAAAGCCTGTAGTTAATGAAGGAAAGCCACAAGCAAGCCAATTCAATGATGCCTATGAATATGCAGAGGCATTAGCGGAATGGTCTGCTGAACAAGCTTTATTGCGTAGGGATGCAGAAGAAGCAAGTCGCAAAGCTCAAGAAGCTGAAGCCAAAAAAGCGGAAGCCTGGAATGCAAAACTTGAGAAAGCGAAACAAGAATTGGAAGATTTTGACCGCATTGTTCAATCATCTACTGTGGTTGTTAGCGATGAGATTAAAAAAGCTATTCTTGAAAGTGATGTAGGGCCACAAGTTCTATATGCTTTAGCTTCAGATGAAGAATTCGCAACAAAGATAGCGCAGATGGATAGCGTGAAAGCTCTTAAGGAAATAGGCAAGCTTGAGGCTAAATTTGAAGCTAAGGCTGAAAAAAAGCCAAAAGCTGAAAAGATTAAGGAAATTGTTTCGAGTAGTAAAGCACCTGAACCTATCAGGCCGTTAAGCGGTGGAAAAGTTGGCGCAGATATTCTTGTGGACACCAATGGTGAATTTCATGGGACTTATGCTCAATGGAAAGCAGCGAGACAGCAGGGTAAGGTCAGATAAACCTAATTTTTTTGGAGAATTAAATCATGGCAAATACCTTGCTAACCATCTCCAAAATCACCAACGAAGCGTTGATGGTTTTGGAAAACGAATTAACTTTTACTTCTGAAGTAGACCGCAATTATGATGACCAATTCGCTGTAGTTGGCGCAAAAATTGGCGCTACTGTGAATGTCCGCAGACCTGGTCGTTTCATTGGAACTACAGGCCCAGCCCTTAATGTAGAGGACTTGAATGAGACTTCTGTTCCTGTAACCCTCAGCACCCAATTCCATGTGGATACCCAATTCACAACTCAGGACTTGGCTCTGTCTTTGGATATGTTCTCTGACCGCATTTTGAAGCCAGCAGTTGCAGCTATCGCCAACAAAATTGACTTTGATGGCACTACAACCGCAGCTTTGAATACAGCTAACATTGTTGGCACAGCAGGCACTCCTCCAACATCACTATTGACCTATTTGAATGCTCAGGCTTACCTGGATTCTGAAGGCGCTCCTCGTGATGGTCGCAGAAGCTGTATCGTTGAGCCATTTACTTCAGCTTCTATCGTTGATAGCTTGAAGGGCTTGTTCAATCCGACTGCTGAAATCTCTAGCCAATACACTAAAGGTTTGATGGGTCGTGATTCAGGCGGTATGAACTGGAAGTTAGACCAAAACATCGTGTCTCAAACTTTCGGTAACTTCACAACTAACACAGTTACTGCTTCTGT